TGGTTGGCTAATAAGTTAAACTCCTGCGGAGTAATATAACCTCGCTGCTCTTTATTAGCAAGAGCTAAAACTCTTTGATAAACCGTGTCTACACTTATTGCCATAATTCGTTTTTTATAGTTTAGTGACCACCCCGAAGGGTGGCCACCCAACTAAGTGATTATTATTTTAATCGTTTTTCTATATTCGAGTAAACCTCCATTCCTTCGTCAGTCTTAAACCAAACGGCAAGAGCTGAATATGGATGCTCGTCGAACGGTACTGTCATCAACTTTCTGTCGTTTGACGCCCACATGAATGTTCTTTGATCTTGAGATAGTTTAATAACACCCATTTCAGTGGCTCTAATACCAAAGTTTCTAAGGAATACATTATCATCATTAACTAATTCTAAGAACAATTTAGGATTGTTTTTAGCATATAGTAATAAATCGCGTTTAAGTTCCTTAGAACTCATCTCTGACACCTTAGAACCAACTTCTACTCTTAATACAGCTTCTGCCATATCAATATCTAGCGATTGTGCTGCGTTTAGAGCTTCTATTTCAAGCTCAATAGTATCAACTTGACTAGCGGCTACTTCGCTTGGCTTCCACTCGTAGAATATGTTGTTTGTATGAGGGTGGTATAAAGAAAGTAGTTTTTGTAAAACTGTTTTTTCTTTAGGTACTGGTAACATACCGTTTCTAAAGATAATATGAGATAGCCTTTGATCACCTTGCATTTCATCAACAAAACAAGTTCGTTGGTTTTCACAATATTTCAACTCCCTCTCATAACCTTTTTCTTCATCAAACCAATATATATTAGATCCTTTGATCATTTTGCTTAAAGGTTTATGATCACCCCTTAACACATACATCCTATCTTTTATCTCCCAAGTGTCTTTCTTAGGAGTTTCTTTTTTTACAACTGGAGCTGGCTCTAGAATCGGAGCTTCTGCTACAACAGTTTCAATTTGAGGTTCTTCTACAACCTCGGCTTTTTTCTTTTTTGCCATAATATAATATAATAAAAGTTAATATAAAACTACCCCACCCGAAGGTGAGGTAGTTTCGTCAAATATACAGTTTAGTTCATCAACATGAAGTTGTTAGCTCCTTGAGTAATTAAGCATCTTTCAGATAAGTAATTTACTCGCATTGCATCCAACTCAGAAGTTGCTGCTCCAACAGAACCAGTAATCCAAGTCTTAAACTTACGATTATCAGTTTGAGAAGCTCTGTAACGCACGTGTAAGAACGGACGCTTAAGGTTTCTACCTAACTGCTGATCATATACAGAAGACACACCTGCTGGTACAATAACACCGCGAATAGCATTAGCAGTATCGCGAGAGTTAATAGCACCACGCGTTCCAGCGTCGTTTAAGTATTTCCAATCAGTCTTGTAGAAGTCATAAGATCCACGACGGAATCCTGAGAATCCTAAGTTAAGAGCCATGTTTTCGTCGTTCTCGAATACCCCGTAAGAAGTACCGCCAGCGCCGTAAGAATTCATTGAAGCTAGCATATCGTCCATAGCAAGAGCTGTAGCGCGATTTACAAACAACATGTTTTCTTCGATTGCTCCTTGAGCGTCAAATTCAGCAAGGATAGCATCGAACTCAGCTAAGTCGGTAGCAGCGTTAACTCCTGTAATACCAGAAGTAGCGTTACCACGTTGCTGGATAGCGTCGAATAAACCTTGAGTACCACCTTGAGGTAGAGCTCCACCAAGAGTTTGAGTGTCTAGAGTTGTATCGTTAGCAATGGTAACTCCTTCAATACAAGTCATCTCTACGTTATCAGCAAAACGCATACGTGTTTCACCTTCAGCCTTTAGGTACCATAGGTAACCTGAAGCTCCGTCTTCTCCAGAAACTTCAACCCAACCAACTTGAGAAACGTCTGAACCAGATACGTGGAACATATCTCTTACGATAACAGGCTTGTTGCTGAACGATTGGAATGACGGAGAGTTAGACTCTGTGTAAGGAGTGTCTGAACCTTTAGCCCACTCAGAACCGTACTTAAGTACAGTAACGGCTCCGTCACTCATGCCAATACCAGCAGTAGCAGCGTGAGCTCGAGTGTAAGGAAGGATTGTAACGTTATCTGTTGATACAGCTGTTACCCTACCTGGGTATGTTACAGTAGACGACGCTACTAAACAAGTATCACCTACTCGTAGACCGTGTGTTCCAGCAGCATACGAAGCGTTAGTTCCAGCGTGACCTGTAACCGCGACAACAGATGTTGCTGCTGTAATCGTACCTGTGTAACAAAGGTGCAAACGACCCTGCTCAGACCATACAACCCTATCAGATTGCATCGCCTCTTCAGCGCCTACTTGTGATAAGAATCCTGAAATTGTTCTATTACCGAATACTTCAGCTTCTTTTTCCATTAGATCTGGAAGATATTGTTGCTCCCAGCCGGTAGATCCGTCTGTGAAGTCAATATAGTTTGTTGCCAGTGCTTGTTGTACTGGACTTGGGACCGTGTTTAACGATCCACCTGGTGTTAGTGCCATTTTTTCTTAATTTACTTTTTATTATTCTTAATTTTGAATTTAAAAGAAGCAGAATCATCACCCAATACTCTCATTTTTATACCACTTGTTTGACCTTCGCTATGCGCTGATCTAGCTGTGGTATTAATGTTCTTAGCCTTTGCTACGGTATCTTTAATAGCATCGGATTTACCTTGCTCATAAAAATGTTGTGCGATAGCATCAGCGTTCATAGCGGTATACAAACCTTTATGATAACCCTTAGCGTCATCCATTAGTCCATCTTTACCCAAAAACTTTTTGGTGAAGTTACTAATTTTGCTTTGATCATCTTTTACTTGGTCAGTATTTTTTACGTTGTATCTAAACTTTTTATCCCCGACGTTAAATTCAAAACCTTTGAATTTGTCATTAAAAACCTGCTCGGTTTTTTTAACAAAAGCTGATTCAGCGCGTGCCACTGTTTTTTGAGTTTGTTCTGACTCTTTATTGTATCTATTAAAGAAATCAATTGCCTTCTGCTGCTCTTCAGTGAGCTTACTCCCAGCTTTAATTTCTTCATAGTATTTAGACTTTTGCCCGTCTAAGTAGGCTCTGGCCTCAGCAACTTGCTCTTTTCGGGCCAATTTTTTACGTTTAATATCTCTCTCATTATCTACATCTTCATCATAGGCAAATTGATCTTCCATCAAAAAGTCTACTTCATCTCCAGATAAATGAGGTTTAGTTCTTTGGTAGTATTCTTTTAGAGCATCGTGATCATCAATATCTTCAATATTTCTATTAAGCTTTACGTAATCCTCTAAGTCTCCACCCGTGTCTTCCATGAAGTCAATTAGCTTTTGGATATTTTCGGGTAATGGTTTTCCAGTTTCTTCAGCTTCTTCAAGAGCTTCCATGACCTCTTCTTTGGTCACGGTGTCTTCATCTGTTACTTCTTCTAATACTGGTAATTCTTCTTGTACTTCTCCTTCCGGTTGTACTTCGTCTTCACTTTGTGTGGACTCGGCGTCTTCATCGCTTCCAGCCACTCCTGAGTTGTCAGTGGTGTTTTCTTTAGTTTCATTGGTTGGTGGTTTACTTAAATCTACTTTTAAAACAGTGTCGTCGCCTTCACTGTCAAATTTACTTAGGTCTTCAGTAGTTTCTTCTACTGTATTTTCTTGCTCGACCTCTTGAATTGATTCTTCAAGGTCTGTTTGATTATTTTGTTCCATGATAAAATATTATATAATTAATTGCCAATTTGTGGGGTGAACTTATCTAAACCCATTCCGCCTCCAAGTATATCATTACCTGAAGACTCAAACTTTTTAGGTGGTTTTTTAGTGTTTTCTTGCTTCATAGCTTCACGTTTATTTTTACCACCTTCTTTCATAGTTTCTAAATTTCTAGTCTCTTTCCTAGTTTCTTCTTGAATCTGTTGATTTAATTCGAACTCATATGTCATCAACTCTTTCTTAAGCCTTACTTCTTCCTGTAGGTGTTTAAGTTTTGTTTCAGCTTTTAAGGTTTCAAGTTGCATATCTGCTTGAGCTTTTGCCTGATTTTTTTGTATCTCAGCATCAGCTGCGGCTTGTTGAGCTTGCGCATTTGCCTGCGCTTGGGCTTGCATATTCTCTTGTTGGATCTTTTGGTCACGTGCTAATTTCTTTTTACGCTTTATTTTAAGTAGTTGATTTGCTAATTTAACACTACGTATTTCTCTAATATCTATAGCGTCATCTAGATCAATTAAACCTTGAGCAAGTGCTGTTCCAATATTATTTTCAAGCATTTGCTTTTCTTCCTCATCAGGTTCTAACTCTATAAATATTCCAAAGTCGTAAAGATATAGTTCAGACATCTCTTTAAGTGTTGCTACGTTATGAGCACCTATTGCTTGAACAAAGGCGTCTGCAGTAGGAGAATATTCTAATATATCTGATATACGCAACGACAAAGCCTCAGCTACTTCAGCTGTTAAAAACAACGAACCAAGAAGTATATGTCTAGTAGCAACGTTAGAATTAGCAGCAGCTAATTTCTGTACCCCGACTAAAGACTTGGGATCTGGTACACTAGCGTCTCTTGCTTCGTTTAATCCGGTTACATCACGGATCATTTGTAAATAATAGTTGTAAGTTTGAATTAAACTTTGTATCTTATTTTGACCCGCAGCGTTCGCTATCTGTTGAATAGGTATTTTACCTGGATTAGGATCTCCATCTCCAGTAAATGATCTACCAATAACACTACCAGTTTGGAAGAACATGTTAAGCGCTTCTTGCGGGTTATAATTAGTGCCGTTGCCTAAATCTATTTCAGCAAGTCCATCGGCATCAAGGTACACTCCATCAGGAACCATGCGCGACATAACTTGCTGTAATTTTAAGTGTGTTAACTGAATTGTGTCAGCAAACCCGGTAATTCTACTTACAATAGATTCAATACGCCCTTCATACATACGAGGTGCTACGAGAGTGTAATTCATCTTAACCTTGTTGAAGTCAGATTTACTACGCATCATGTTTTCACACTTACACCATCTTATCAACTTATCAGTACCAAGTATTAGAGCTCCTTCAAATACACACTCTACAGATCTTTGTAATCTCTCATAACCACCTTGCATATCTTGAGGTGGGTTAAACGAGTCAGATTTTTCTATGGCTTTATATCCTCCGCTACCAGTTTCCTTTATTTTATATACATCGTTAGTATATGTTCTGTAATTAAAATATAAAACTTGAACCTTATTTTTATCTGCCTCATTAATACGTCTACCTGTAGAAAATCTTTTACTAGACGAAGAGTGTATATCTTCTAAATCAGACTCAGTTAAATGATCAAACTCTCTTGCTAGCTCATTAATTGGTATTGTTTTAACCTCTCCAATATAGTATATATCTTCAAAGTATGGAGATTCAGTATATGAATAAACAATATTAGCTGGATCTACGTATTCAACAGTTGCACCATCGCTCCAATTAAAACCTGTTTTTACACAAGCTATACCAAGAACAGTTAAGTCATATAGTAATCTACGTCTAGTTAAATCATATTTGTTACCTTCTAATAATACATTTATTGCCTGTTCTTCTGCAATTTCTACAGCTTGCTTGTAGCTTAATTGCATATGAAGATCTAGCTCTTCCTGAGAGTTTGGTAACTTAGTTTGATCTGTTTCGTATAAATTAACGTTGAATAACTCAGCGGCTTTATCATTAAAGTCTTTAGTCTCCATATCACGCATAACAGACTCCATGTATTCAGTCCTCTTGCTTACACCATATTGATCTTGAGAATATGCTTTT